CGCCACCAGAAAAATTCTTGGCTCTTGGATTGAAGCTCCATAACACATTGACAATGCTTGATAACCATACAACACGAGGGACATACAAACAATTTCTTCATTTGTTTGTCACAGGCATCACTCTTTTCTTGGTTAGCAAGGTGTGCCAGACTGGCAGTGCCAAAATGTTTGAGAAATTTGTTTATATCATCAAACGTTTCAACAATTTCAAGTTTGGCAAGTTCACGTTGACCATCAAAGAAAGGAACAACCTTAGATACAGTAATAATCCAGTAATCTGGAAAATCACTAATAATGGGATCCATCTTTATGGGATCTATAAACCTTCCATTTTCATGCACATATTGAGGTTTTGGTTTGACTTCGATCACATAAGGCAATCTCCGACACACTGCAAGTGGACACCAAAAGTATTCATGAGCATTTAAATCAGCTGCATTAGTTGTTGCTACAACTAGCTGAGCCAAAACAGGAGTTCTACCCTTGTCCTCTAAAGCTGCTTGAGGGGGAACATAGGGAACGTTATTTACAACATTCAAAAGTTCCATTAAAGTGGGATCAGCTGTGTTGCTCTTCCCGGGGTGTAAAAAGGCTATATCATCCAATTGAACACACCATTTTGATGTGTCAAAATTGCTCCAATACTCATCCGCTGGGTTACGTACATACCTATAGTGATCATCACTGGCAAGGTTATGTAGTGCGGCATAATAATAATACAACATTTTTGAAAAAGTGGATTTGGCTACTGATGAGTTACCATGAACTAAGACTCCAAAGGGGGCCTTTCGTTCCTTCATCGCACTCCTACGTGTCAACTCTGCACTCTCCACCATTTTGAGAGACAATAATTTTTTATGCATTAATGCGTAAGTATAACCATTGTTTTTCTCAATAAAACGGGTATAAGTGTTCCCCTTATCAATGGAATCTTTTAATTCCGATATATACTCGAAATAAGACATACCATGTGGAGTAAGGTTGGCGGTGTAGGGTGCAAGACTAATAAGTTTATCAGTAGTGGTGAACCAATCTTCATAATTAGAGGCTGAATTGCCCCATATATTAATGTCACCTGTTACCTTAAATTCAAACAATTTTTCACAAATGAATAGTGTAGTCTCACAGACACACAAGAACATTTCCTTCTTATTAGAATAGGCATTCAAGTACATTTTCTTTTCCATACGTGAATATTCATCATCATTAAGAGAAAATCCAAATCTCTCCAAAAATCCATGTACAAGTAAATACGAGTAAATGTTAATGATTCTTTTAGTGAAAGGATTCTCCTTCATGTGTTCAACACCATCAAATCCTTTGCGTAATGTTTTGAGTATTTCACCCATATTATCATCACTTTGCAAATTAAAGATGGCTGAATTGTTGATGAATTCCTTAGTAGCTGATTTCCCTGTAAAGGTATGAAAAGCTGTTAAGGTAAGCATCATATAGTCAGCGTAGGTATCACATTTTTTGTACCAGTAACTAACTGATACAAGTTTCTCGAACTGCGAAGTAAGCCATATGATAGTCTCTTTCTGAGACTCGCTTACATACGGCAGCATATTGTTTAATTTTTCTAAAATATCAGTGTAATCAAGACTAGAAATAAGTTCATCAGAAGACTGCAACTTAAATTCATGTGAAGATTGAACACTGTTTTTAGCTCGTCGCGAGTGTCCAAACAGTAAAGACTGTTCGGCACAAGATCGTTCATCCACATAAGTGGAATATTGCAAAACATAAGAAACAAACTTTTCAATAAGTTTGTTCATGTTGAGTAGGGTAAAGAAAGAAAAAATAACGGCAAAATAAATTGGTTGTATCTGTTTCTTTCTGTGCAGTATTATTTCTCCCGTGCTTTGGGATATCTAATGTTAAAGAGTTTCGATTCTCCGTACTTGGCTTTCACATGTACTGTAAATTGCTACCCTCATAGAAGGCTTACTCTATCAGGCACTCATTCCTCGGCATCAATTAGCTGTAAATGCAGCCAAGATACCTGGTACGCGTCGGCCATATAGACTCGGATAGGCGCGATATCTTGTTAGCCATCAATTTGGGCGGCGTAAAGCCATTCCCAATACTTAAGTAACAAAAGC